CACATGCGGATCGTTACCCGCATACACGGCTCGGTGGTGGCCTTGCTTGATCCAGCCCATGACGTCTTTGATGACGCCACGGGGGCGGTAGTTGCTGCGTTTGCGGGTCATACGCACCCCCACGGGCATGGACCCCAGCCTTGGTATGTGCGGCCACATTTGCCGCAGCGTAAAGTGATCATGATTAGCACCCAATGCCTTTACTTTTGATTTGTTTGTTGCCGTCATTGCGTTGGTAGCCAATAGGTTCTACAACGTAGAGCTGTCCATCCCAAACCCTTCGTGGCATCGGAGGCTTTTCAATTTCCGTAGGCTCCGAGCCTTTCGCGCATTCGTTGCACACGCACTTTTTCCCATCTGCGGCTCTGTTGGATGAGCCGTAGTGGTGCAACTCTTTATGCCTACCGCAGAGCTTGCATTTCTTCATGGCGTCAGAAGGGTATCGAGTCGTCGTCCATGTCTTCAAACCCGCTAGGCGCAGCAGGCTTTGGTGCCGTTCGTACAGACTCTTGGCGTGGTGCGCTTGGAGCAGAGCCGCCAAATTCATCCTTTCCGCCAAGCATCTGCATCTCATTGGCAATGATGTCCGTTGCGTATTTTTCAATACCGTCCTTGTCCGTGTATTTGCGGGTCTTGATGCGGCCTTCAACGTAGATAGGCTTGCCCTTTTTAAGATACTGCCCAACAATTTCTGCCAGCTTGCCAAAGAACGTGACACGGTGCCACTCAGTTTCTTCGACTAATTCACCGGACTTGTTTTTGTACTTGCTGCTGGTGGCAATCGTTACGTTCGCAACGGGATCGCCATTTGGCAGGTACCTAACTTCTGGATCACGACCCAAGTTGCCTACGAGAATTACTTTGTTTACGGATGCCATTAGTAGTACGCCTTCAGTTGGTTGTAAATAGTTTGGAGTTGTGTCGCGTTTTTGCCGTTGCTCTTTTGCGCCTTCTTCACAGCATCCTTAAATGCTCTAGCTGCTTGCACGGAGGCAAGGGTTTCGGGCCTTGGTGCTTTGCGAACAAGATCGCCTAGCAGGATTCGGTATTCGTCTGCTGTCACGCTGCAACCTTCATGGCATTCAACTGATCCACCATCGCGTCCACTTCCTTCAGGAATGCAGAAACTTCAGACTCCATCGCCTTGATAGCGTCTTCGTCGCGGTGTATGCGGGTCACGAACAGGCGAAGATGCTCCGGAAAGCGCGGATCAAAGCTCACAAACTCGCACCACTTGCGACCAGTGCAAGCCATCTGCCAAGTCATCTGTATGACGTACTTGTTGTCTGGTTTTTTACTTAGCAGCGTCTTCATGTGGGTTGCGCTGTTTGGGCATTTGATTTCAATCAACCCATCGGCATCAATGCAGCCATCAGGTGATGCACCAGCCATCGCAATAGTTGGGTGGTCAATCATTGCAACCTCGTCAACGATTGCGCCTGTATGCGCTTCATATGCAGCCCGTGCAAGTGGCTCAGTCTCCGTACCCCACTTCATTGCGTCATTGGTGTAGAACTCCTGACGCGCACCAGTGATGCGCTCAAGGGCCAACTCAACGCAGTAGTTTTCGCGGCTGGTGCTGTAGCCAGTCTTGGTCTTGGCTAGGATGTCAGCGATGCGGCTGGCTGTTGCTTTGCCCAAACGCTGCTGGAACCATGCTTCGCTACCTTGGATGATGTTGCTCATTACTTCGCCTCCACATCTGTAATGGATTCGCGCTCCGCCTTCTCTGCCTCAAGCACGACCTTCTTGGCCTTGACTGCATCCTTGAGAGCGGCGTGACCACCCTTGTCCTTTGCAGCTACAGCTTTAGCGCCGTGTGATTTCCAGACCATCTCAAGTGACTCGACGCTTACGCAGCACGCGACTGCACCAAGCGCAGCGGTAACGTCAAACAGGATCGCTGTAATCTCACCAGTCTCAGGGTTGACTTGCTTGGGCGCGTCAGACTGCGAGAACGATTGCGGCATATCCTGAGCCTCTTCAGACACCATCATCCCGCCGATTGCAGCCGGGTAAACGGCCCTGATTGCCTCTGCTATTAACCTCGCACGAAGCATTGCCCTTGGGTAGTTGCGCCAGTTGTCCTTATTGGTAAGCCCAGCCTTTTGAGCTTGCTCAAATGTCCATTCCATACGGAAACTGCCGCCTGATGGATGGCTGAAAGTTGCGTCAGCAATCTTGTCTGTGAGTTGATGCCATTCAACTTTCCCGCCCATTTGTTGGAAACGGGCCATAACGCTATGTGTCTTGCGGCAAGCCTTGCCTTGGATGATGTCGTAGTCTTGGGTGATGGTTGCTGGATGCAAACCTTCCGCTTGCGCCACAAGCATCAAAGCAAGTGCTTGGTCTGGCGATTTCATGCCGAACAAGCCAGACTTCGCTATGGCTCCTGACATACCCTGCATATCTTGGAATGTGACGATGTTGCTCATGATGCTTCCTTCGGTAGTTTTGCTTGAACTTCAGTTTACCGCAAAGTAAACAAGTGGTCAATAAAAAAAGCACCGAAGTGCCCATGATTTACGGGAAATTTTTTATCAGTTCCCGAGTTTTTGCTGCGTAGGTCCGCTTTATTTCCTTTAGGTCGTCAATCGTGTATCGTCGTGGCTCCTGGTCCGACTCAAGCTCTTCTACTGCGACCAATCCAATGCGCTGGATAAGGCCAACCCTGTAGCCTGTTGCGTTCCCGGATGCGTACCTGTTCTCCTGCTTTGACTGAGCATGGCAGTTGCGCTCATCGAATCTTAGGTGCGGAGCGGACCCTCGGCTGCGGTAGTGCCCAGCATCCACGGCATTCGCACTCCACTCTAGTGGACGACCACTGGATATGCAGGAATGGCCTGCAATCCTGTCCCTGGTGCGTATGTACAGGTTAAAAGTAGCTTGTGCTTCTTTCAGATAGTCACCCTTTGTCTTTAGCTTTTCTCGCTTTACCGCATCAGCCTTTCGCTCTGTTGCCATTGCGGCTTTATCTTTCTTTTCTCTGGCAAGTCTTGCTAGTTGCAGGGCACATTCGACGCAACACGCAGATTGCAATGGCTTTGATGGAGTGAATTCACTTTTACATGCTTTGCATTTTTTGCTTTTCACTCGCTGATCCTCACGCCGTTCATCGCGCAAAATGCCAGCGTGTACTCAATGAGACTGGCTCCACGTTTAACGCCCATGCTCGCTGTTGATTCGCGTATGTTGACGAATTCGCCCTCCAGCCCAGGAATAATTTCAGAACCTTCTTTTGTGGCAGTTGCATGCCCAGAGACAAGTAGAACCTTCCATTGATCCGCGCTTCTACGCTTGTTGGCCCATGTCACTTCTGACTTTGCGAGGTCTGAACAAAGGGCGTGGAACTTGGCGTTCTGGTCCAGTGTTCTGGTGGGCTCTGATATGGTGACAATCCATCCGTCTGAGGCAGTTTTGCAGTCCTCAGAGGCTCTGCGCCTAGCTTCGTCGTGTACAAGCCTGTAGCGGCGCTTCTCGGTCAACGCACCAACTCCGATTGGTTTGCTAGGACACGGTATTTGTACAAACCGTCACCCATGTGCATCTTCTCGACATCGTGCGAGCCGAAACGCTCTTTGCGTAGGTGCCGAAGTTGAGCGCTAATACTGGCTTCTGGGTCACCCGTCCTGATGGCGATTTGACTTAGAGTGAGCCACGATCCATCACAAACGACATTCCAGATTCGCAGAAGCTGGCCGGTCAACCGTATGTCATCACGGGACGGCTGATAGTCGGAACCATTGAATCTATCCATTTTTCCTCCAGTGCTGCAAAAGTATTGGACGCAGGACTTCGCGGTCCCACGGGGCGGCTTCAAAGTGGCGGCGCACGGCGTCTTCGATGTATTGCTTGTGAAGCGGTGCGTACTTGATCCAGTGGTCAAGTAACTTTTGCTGAATGGGCGTCATTGGGGCTTTGTCTGGCCCTCGACTTGCGATGGCGTTTTGCATTCTTCGGTGAGCTTAAGGTCCATCAGGAAGCCTTTTTGCGTAAAGGACCATCAGGGATCAGTGCTTCATACGTCAGCACGCCGCCAGAGAACTCGATCACCTTCTTCAGCGCCCGTGTCGGTAATTTCTTGCGCCCTGCTTTGACGTTTGAAACAAATGCGGGGGAGTACCCCATGTGCAAGGACAGCGCAGCAGCGCGGCCTTTTTTGGCATTGAGCCATGTGGAGAATGTAGTCATGCATGAATTATCCAAAAAGGAAAGGTTGCCAGCAACCAAAAGGGAATTATTTATAAGGCATGATTCCCGCATGGAACTGGACGGTCTGGCGTGACGGCTAGGACATAAACATAGTTTTGCGGTGCAGCCTAAGCACCGGTTCAATCGTGCCTTTGGCATCTCGGTTGTAGCCACCGGCAAGGTTCCAGACCAATGGGATTCCGTGCAACTGGGAAATGCCGAACACAATCGAGTCCCGCATGGTCATGCCAGAGTCATCCAGCAATCCTCCACCCAAGGGGTCGTCTACATGGGCGTCAGCGCCAGCTTGGAATAGGATGATGTCCGGCCTTTTGCGGATTTCAGAGTCAAACTTCCCAAACATCTGGGTCGAATAGTCGTAGTCTTTCATCGCCGTGATGTTGGTGATGTTGGCAAGACCCAGTTTTCTGATGATGTCATCGGTGCCGTTGCCGTAGTGGGCATCACCATCCAGGATCAGCACGTTTTTCAGGCCCATGTCTTGCGCGGCTAGCGCCCCCAGGATCAGGCCGTTGAACGTGCAGAACCCGCCAGCCTCTCCATAGCATGCATGGTGGAACCCGGATGTGGGAGACACGGCTCTGCCCCCATGCTGGGCCACATGCTTGACGGCTGCAACAAACGATCCGGTGGTGTAGGGAAGGGACTTGGCAACAGCGATGTCGTAGTTGTCAAACCCGTTTGGTGCCTTGCCAGCCATGATTGCAGCGACGTACTTTGGGTCATGCGCTCGGCTAATCTCATCAAGCGTAAGCGGCTCCCAGTCAGACCGGATTTCAATTTTTGGGGCAAGGTGTTCATTACCCAGCCAATCGGCTATGACTTGCGCTGGCTTGCCTGCTGATGGGCTGTAGCCCGTGGCGGCGGTGCAATTTTGCTCTGGTCGGTAGAACACTGGTGTCATATGAACTCCTTATGGTAATTGTGATTCGTAAATTTCCTTGCCGAAGGCTTCAAGCCCCCACTGTTCGCAAGTTGTCTGGTAGACGGTGCGCCATGCATCTGGGGCACGTGTGTCGTCGTACTGGGTTTCGACCTTGACATGGAAGTGGCCGGGTAGTGCCGTTATTTTTGCAACGGTTATGCGCTCGATGTAACCTCCGCGCTTATTGATGATTTGCGTCATAACTATTCCTTAATGTATCGCTGCAACCTAGCAATACGGGCTACGTTGTATGCCTCAATCGAAGCGGCGTACTCTTTTGCAGATTGCGCGTCCAGAAGTCCACGCTGCGCCTCATCAAGTTCTCGCACAGCCATTTCCTGTGGGGACGGCTTTCGGAATGGGTTTAGATTCTCCAACTTCATTCGACGTACTCCAGCGCAATGAGCTTATTGATTTCATCGTCTATTTGTTTGACGCGAATGGCAAACTCTGCGTTGATGCGGTCACGCTCTTTTCGCAGGATTTCAAGTTGCTGCTGGCGCGGGTCAAATTCGTCCGGCACGTCAATCTCAAATTCCTTTGAGCAAACCGTTATGTAGCCGTGGTTAGGCATTTCAAATCGGCTAATGGAGAAGTCTCTGTCGTCCCCGTAGTCGCGCCGGTACAGAACGTGGGCTTGGATTTTCTTGATCATTTCATCCTCCTAGTTTTGAGTGGGCATCATCCAAGCATTCGATTGCCGCATTGGCGTCGATCCATTGGTTTTGAATGTGTGCAAAGTTGCTGTGTGCAATGCGGGACGAGAGCGCTGCAATCAATTCAATCGCAGACTCTGGACTGAAATCAGACTCTGGGATCATGCGAAGTGAATTGATTGCGTCTTGCGGAGTGCAGGGTTTCATATGCACCTCCGTTGGGCTATGGCTATCGCGCCTGGAAGCGCTAATAGACGCTGGCTAGGGGTAACCCCAACACGCACCAGATCGAGCCTGTCTGAGGCCCACATGACTTGTGTGAGGTAGTTATCGCTGATGCGGCCAGCACTGTGCCAGCGAATGGCGTACATCACGGTATCCTCCAACTCGTCGCCCAGGATGTCTGCGTAGCGATGTGACAGCGACTCAAACACTTCAGCAGCTTTATGACCATGCTCGGGGTCTGCGTCGTCATCATCTCGCTCGCAGTCATGCAGCATGGCGAAGAGTGTGAGCGCATGGATGATGCGGCGATCAATCTCAACCTTGTCTTGTAGACAGATTTCAATGGAGTTTGATAGAACACGATGCCAGTGACTGATGCCGTGAATTCCGAATGGGTTCAGCACAAAGCGCTCCATCCCCAAGGCGATAATCTCAGAGACCATTGCGCCGTTGGCTTCGATAATGTCGTATGCGTTCATGCATCCTCCAAAAAAAAGAGGCCGAAGCCTCTTGTTACGCTACTACTGCCAGCAACTGGTCCCTTGCCCGAGACTTCAGCGCATTGCCTTGACCGAACCATGCAGATGACAATCGGGTGTCAACGCTGCGTCCGCTGATGTGGTCTACATGCTGGGTGCATGCTTGCAGCAGTTGCCATGCTGTGCCACGCGCTTCAGGCAATCCAGAACCCAGAGCGTTGCCCTTGAACAGTTCCAAGATCGACTGGAATGCCTTTGTCTCTTCCGCTGGTACGGGAGTGACTGTGCGGCGACCATCCTTCTCGGTCTTCACGCTCACTGTGTCTGGCAGCAACTGCTTCAGGAACTCAATCGCAAAGGCTTCGTTAACCTGACGCTTCGCCAACTTACGAGCATCAATCAGAAACTTGTCAAAGCCGCTGAATGCAATGCCCAAATCCAAGCGGGTAGCGTCTGCGTCGAACTCTGCGCTGTGTGGAACCTTCACCGTATCTCCAGCTTCTTCAGTGGCATAGCTAAGAGTGTTCTGGCAGACAATTCTCACAGTCGTAAACCGTGCGGTAGTAGCCAGTGTGCCGTCATAACTGGTAGCCAGCAGGACGTAAGGCTTTACCACATCCTGACCCAGCACAGGAGCGCCATCGCTCACCTTTGCCAATGCCCAGATGCGGCGACCACCAGCAAGAGCGCCAGCCGTCTCGATTTGGAAGTTGTTGTTCTGCGCCAGCTTCGCAAAGAAGTCCAGCACCTGAGAAGGTTGAACTATTTTGTACTTGTTGCCGACCACGCCCAGAGGTTGTAGTGTGTCGCTGCGATACAGCACTTCGCGGTCCCCGTAGGGAGCAACTTCGTCTCCATTGTCGAACTGCACGATGGAGCGCTTGACTTCGTGTGCCAAGCCAGCGGCTTTCGCCCAGACCTCTATGGGCTGGCCCGCCTCAAGTGATTGGCCGTTGCCGTGCCACGGAGTTTTCGTATTGCGGTAGGCGATGTTGAATTGTCCATTCGATTCGTCAAGTAGCGCTGCCATGATTAACTCCTAAAAAGAAAAACGTCTAAAAGAACCATTAAAAAAGCGACCATGTAGGTCGCTGACAAAATCACGTTAAACAATCGGTGCTGGTTCATGCTTTGACCCAACAGTAGCCAACAACAAATCCAAGCACAGCAAAAATTCCAACTACTGCAAAGAAGTCGCGCACCTTGCCAAAGAAATCATCAATAGAGCCCCAGGGATCATTACGCTGAAACACTTCACTGGTAATGTCATGCGGATCATTCATTCCAATTCCTTCTTAGCTTTCGCCAGTTGCTCAAGCCCATACTCGGATGACTGCGCTATCTGACTCTGCAAATCTTCCAAGTCTTTGCAGAACTCAGCAACTTCAGCCATCGTGACTCGACCCTTGCTCATGGCGCGGCACTTATCTATAAGCTCTTGCAAGAAATCCTCTTCCGGGATGGAGCATTTGGCTTCCTGTATGTAGGTGCAGGCATCAGCAGCAGACTCTTCAAGCGCTTCGATACGGGACGCCTCTTCATAGATCGGTGCAAGCCCATTGCCTGTGATGTAGCTAATGCGCTCTAGTTCGTGGTGGGTGTAGTTCATACCGCAAACTCCTTATGCACCTGTTTGATTTCATGTCCAAGCTCTTGCGCCCTTTGCAGCACCGTGACACACAGTGTTTTGGTTCCAGCAATCTCAGCAAAAATCTTGGCAGCAGTGTTCACTGGGTACGCCTTCAAAACTCCGTACACGTTTTTGACTTCGTATTCGATAATCATGTTTGCTCCAATTCGACTTTCAACCCTGACCACATGACAAACTCGCTCATGTGCTTCTTCGCAGAGCGTAGGCACCAGCTTGTCTTGTCGCGGTGAACCATGTAGGCGACAACGCCTGACGGATAGGTGATCTTGATTGCGTACTTCATATCACGCGGCCTCTGTAACGATGCCGCGCTCTTCGCAAGCTGTGCGCTCTGCGGCTTCAGCACGATACTGGCGAGCAATCGCGCTGGTAATCTCATCAATAATCTCTGTGATGTAGGCGTTTTTCTTGTGGTCGATGGATTCGTGCTGCCAAAATTCAAGACCCCAGAGCGAGTCATTGAAGTTCAATGGGCCGTCATACTCCACAAGATCACCATCATCGTCTTCGACCATGAGTGTCAGGCAGACGCAAGCCCACACCCACTCACTGTCGCACCATGCCCTTAGAAAATCGAAGTCACGCTGCACTGCCAATTCGGTGCGCTGCTTTTTGGTAAGCCCGTCCCAATTGGCGGGTCGGTCGCTCAAACCCCAGGCTTCGCGCTTAGCTTTCACCAGGGTCGCATTCCAGTCATACACCCATGAGTAGCATCCATAGTCGCCAGTGCTCAGGATGCGCTCTCCGGGTGATTTGTCGATGAATCCGGTGCACCTATTGGCACTGGCTTTGCGGACAACGCCAAAGTCATCGCAATCCTCCCACGGGTTGCTGCTTGCCTCATCTTGCTCTATGGAGAGCTTGAATGTTAAGCCGTGCGCCTGAATCGTGTCGCCATGCAGTGTGTACATAAATCCTCCGGACGTAAAAAAAGCGCCGAAGCGCAGGGTGTTACGGTGAGCCGATTTCAACAATTTAACGCAGCCTAGCAATCGGAAAACGCTGCGAGTGGTGTAACGCCACTGGCAAGCCCTCAGTGAAGGCTTGGCGGTGAGGTCAGCTAATAACCGGCTCGCAGCTAATGCGGCAGCCATTCACTTTCAGAATCGAAGCGTTATCCGCCTCAGCGGCTTCACGGGTCGAATAGACGCCCAAGATGCGCCCTGAGCCTGCAATGGCAACGTAGACGTAGGTCATCACAATCCTTTCAATGCGTTATCCCTTGCCTCTGCAAGTGTCGAGTGCCAGTCAACCCGGCCAGTGGTCCAGCACACATTCCATGCGTCAGGCTTTTTCTCCCTGCGCCAGTTCGGGTGGCAGTGAATCGTTGCAATGACTTTGCCGTCACGCTCTGCCCATAGATTCCTGCCAGCGCCGTAGTTGCTTGAGCGAATGCGGATCATTCTTCGTCATCCAATTCAAAATCGCCGTAGAAGGTGCCGACGTTGTTCCCGTTGGCGTCCTTGATGTTGCCGTCAGTGGCGCCACGCTTGAGCCGCATCGCAATGTACTCAAGTGCATTGCCAACATCTTCCGGTGTCTGCATTGCTTCGTTGCCGAGAATGATTTTGAGTTTGAATTTCTTGGTCATGTCAGTTCCTTATGGCAGTCGCCACAGTGAGTTAATTCGGTTGCAGCCTCCCTTGGCTGATACTTTTTAATCAACTCAGGAAACGCAGCGGCTAGCTTGTCACAGTTGCTCCGATCAACCCTGTACCACACTAGAGCCAGGGCGGATACAAAGGAGTCGCCGTTTGTCTCCATGCTTTGCAACGTCTGCCATTGCTGCTGTGATGTCATTTCATGCCAGTTCATAGCGCCTCCACAGCAACGAAATTCCCAGTGCGCTGATAGATCAGCTTTGCATAGTCAAGCGCATCTTGCAAGATCGCAAACTTGCGCTTTCCGTTGACAACGTACTTCATTGCAGCACCTCCTGCAATTCACGTTCAATGCCAAAGTAGCCGATGATTTTCATACCGTCTCCTTGTAAGCTGTCCGCTTGGTGATCGTCCATCGCTCCAGCACTGGATTGCCGTGTTGGTCCTCGTCCACTGCGATGTAGCAGACGCCCTTACGAACGATGCCAAAGCGCACACCGTCAAGAACGTCAATCGCATGAATCAGGTCATGCTTCGCGGCCCATGTGTCAGTCGTAGGCCGGAAGGTGAAGTAGCAGCGGGTGTCAGGCACATAGAACTCGCCTGAGTCGCCTGTGAAGGGTTGGTCGTAGCGGATCATGATTCCACCTTGGAAAATATGTGATGCCCAACAGCCGTTTTCTCCCAGCCATCTCGGCACGCTTGTGTAAGCAAGTTCCACGGAGTGTGATGCACGGGGTTCGGAATGGTCAGAACATCATCAGCGGTTGCAAAATGCCTATCAGCAACCCGTGCTACTTTGATGTATTTCGGTGCTTTGTACTCATAAAGAATTTGTCCATTTGTCTTCATGCAACCTCCTATGTAAAACACACTGGCAAGGCCGAAGCCTTGACGCTGTGCTTTAGTGCAACCCGAATCCGGTACGCTTGAACTGTTCGGCAAGCTGGGTGGCGTTTGCATGCAACCCACAATCAACCCAATCGCCTCGTGGCGTCAGCACCGCATAGCCGCCCTTGTCGGTGTACCCGATGACGTATGGGTATGCGCCGCCAGCGCTGTGTTTTTGGATGCTAGAGCCGTCTGCGCAGTGACCTTGGTACATATCAATCTCCTATGGTTGCGATAAGTGCTGTTGCACGAACATCAAAATCAGGAACACCATCTTCGTCATCCGCAATGGAGCGCACATCTACGCCGTTATGGAACGTAGCCACGACACTGTTTTGTCCTGCGTATCCGCATTGACCATCCTTAAACTTGGTCGTTATTTGTGAGCGCTCATTGAAATAAGAGGCTTTCGCCGCAGCGTTTACGGCATCTTGCAATTCCGTAAATTCTTCTTCGCCAACTTCATACATCACACACCCCCATTCAAAAGATTGCGCAGGTTCTGGGTAGAGCAGGTAATGCTCTTGCGGCCAGATGCCAAGATGCCACCACGCACTGCGCTCTGGTGCCGTGATGTGGTCGGGCTGAACTTGTCTTCATTGACAAGCCACGGGTCGTCATTGGTGCGCTGACGGATCGCAATGGGGAAGTGTTCTCCGTATGAATACACGGCATAGAAAGGACCGACTACTTTGGCGTAGATCGAATTGCCCTTGAATGCAGAGTGTTGAGCGACAAGCTCGGGAACTTTTTTAATCGTTACCATGATTTTCTTTCAGTGAAAAACGCCGGACATCGACGTTTTCTCCTGCCCCCTGTTTCCAAGGGGAGAGCGGTTGCCATTCCAGCAACCTCGCATGATTTTTTTTCTTGGACAGCTACGTCCTCAGTACAGCTTCAATCGGCGGTGTACTTGCCTTCTCCCAGACCACTCACCGTAACGTGGCCTGTTACGGGTCTAAGTGCCATACGTTTATTTGGGTTGGCTCCGTATGCAGAGCCTGTCGCCGTTTTTGCTGGCTTTCGATACCGACGATGCGATTCGATGACTGAACTTTACCGAAAGGGAAACATGGCGTCAACATATATTTTCCAAAAGTCGCAAAAAAGTTGATTTCCCCAATGAAGCCGATGTGTTGCAAAAACGCAACAGAACGGATTTCAGCTCCTGCACGTGGAGTGCGTGCAACTAGCTTGGATTTCGGGCGATGCGAGTGGGCGCGAATCGTGCGCGTGTACAATGCGTACAACACGGCCCCCTTCAGGTATGCGCTTATGCGCTGCTTGCTTGGGGGTTCTTCATTTGTAGGCTCAACGGGTGAGCCTGTGGGTTAGGCTGCATGGCGCAGAAGCTCTCGCACCTTGAGCGTGTCACGGAGTTCATTTGCCGCTTTGCTGCATTCGTCTTCACTCCCGATTAGCAACGTCATGTACTGATGCGCCTTATTTGCCGCAAAACACTTTGCATTGGTTTTTAGCAAGTTATCCAATGTCTGAATGTGAAATGCGTTTTGCTGCTGACTCCACTCAAGCACATATTGATCTTTCATTCCATGCCCCTTGTTGTCTTGGTAATCGCTCTGGTCGGTATCGACCCAGCCCAGTCGCTGACTTGCTGGTAGACGTCTTGAAAGTGCATCGGCACAACCCCTGTCCCGCCATTGCGGTGGGCCACAATCTCCAACTGCAAGTAGTCTTTGAAGTTGTCAGCCTTTAGGCTCATTGGGTGAGCATGGTCTGTGAACAGGAGTGCAATCTGATCTGCTGCCGCCTCGATAGCACCTGAGTCGCGCAAATAGGTCATGGTCGGGTGGTGGTAGCTTTCGTCTGCCTTGCGGCTCATTTGGGAAAGCACGACCACGCCGATATTGAGGTCTAGCGCCAGAGCTTTTAGCCCGTTGGCAATGACATCAAGCTCACGGTTGCGGTTATCTTCGCCTGCACCCTGCATCAACTGCAAGAAGTCAACAAAGAGAACGTCAAGCCCGTGCTGGCGCTTTACCTGTACGGCTTTGCGCCTGATGTCGAGCAGGCTTTGAGCGGATTGGTCATCATGGACAAGGTTCAGCCTCCCAAGACGTTCTGCCGCCTCTGACACGCGCTCCCACATCCCGTGGTCACTGGCATCTGCGCGGAGGATGCGCCCAAGGTCAACCGATCCCATAGCGGCGGTGTGCCTGTGCATCAGTTGCATGACTGGCATCTCTTGGCTTATAAACAGGACGCTGTAATCCTTCGCCATGTTCCTAGCCAACTGTAACGCGCAAGCTGTCTTGCCGTGCTTTGGTCGAGCGCCAATGACCATCATCTCGCCACGGCGCAGTCCACCGTTTAGGATGCCATCCAGACCACGCAGACCTGTGCTGATAGCCGGGTTCTTGCCTTGACTAAGGTCATCAAGAAGACTCAGATAGTCAGCTAGGGACTGGTGGATGTGCTGTGGCTCACGCTTGCTCTTGACGGTTGCCAGCTTTGCCAGAAGCATCTGAGCGGAATCAATCTGCACAGCAGAATCGGTTGCTGACATCGCCAGTTCACTGATTTCCCCTGCGACACGAAGCAATTCGCGGGACTTATGCTTGCTGATTACGATGTCTGCATATCGGCGAAGGTTCGCGGCGCTTGGGACGTACTGCTGCATGGCATGGATGTCTGCCAAGGATTGCGGCTTACCAATTTGCTGAAGCTGATCGTGGACCGTGATGGTGTCAAACTGCTTCCCAGCAGAGGCAAGGTGCTGGATTGCTTGGAATACATCTGCGTACTGCGGAGCGTAGAACGACTCGACTGTGACGCCAGTGATCCGATGTATCGAATCGTTGTCCAGCATCAAGGCTCCGAGAATGCTGGCCTCTGCCTCTGCGCTGTACGGGGTCTTCATAAATTCATCGCGGTTCATGCTGCCACCTTTTGTTTGTTGTCGTAATTGCCTTGCAAAACCTTGAAAAAGTTGGCTTCATTGACGAGCCATCCAAGGTCGCATGAGTTGAACTTTCCGGTTCTTCCGGTCAGAAAATCAGATTCGGAAACATAGGAAAAAAACCTTTCCATCCAAGCCAAGGCTTCATCACCGTTGCTTGCGTAGCGATCACCGTTGCGTTTTTTGGCAGTAAGAATCCATTTCCACCGAGAGCGAAGTGCGTTTGCTCTTGCTCCTGTCCACATCTCTGGCTTCGACTGAGGTAGCTCAGGAAGATGTTTGGCAAACAGGTCAATGATTTCAGTGTGAGGGCAGGGCGGCAGCTTCGCTGGCGACACAGTAGCTTTAGCTACTGATAACTCTGTATCTGTAATCTGTTTCTGTATATGGGGCCGTTGCTGAATCGCTTTAGTAACGTTTCTTTCAACAAATTCATCATGTGTTAGGTCACGTTTTGCTGCATTACACGGCCTGCATGCCGTCAATAGATTTCCAATGTCGTCGCTGCCGCCGCGAGACTGCGGCATGTCGTGATCCATTGTTAGGTCATGCGTGCTTCCGCAGTAAACACAGGCATTCCCATCGCGCTCTAAAACCTGATTGCGAACCTTTTTCGGTATGAAGTTTTGCGCCGTCTTGCCACTGGCAACGCGCTTTTCTCTGTGGCGCTTAACGCGCTCGTAGCTACTGTCCGAAATAAACTGCCGCTTATCCCAATTGATGACATTCCAGTCGCCGTCAATGACGCCTTTTTCAACGAAAAGACGCTTCGTTTCCTGTAGGTCTTCGTTACTAATGCGCAGCAGAAACGCGAATTCCTGTTCCTGTAACGGCTTAGTAACGTTACTGCATCGGTAGCAAAAAAGCATAACGAGGCGGCGCTGCATTGCCTCGCTCATCATTTGTACTTTTGGATCGTGCGCGAACTCTGAGTAGAGTCGAAACCAAGGATTACTCATAGCATTTCCTGTGCTCCCTGAAAAGAACTTACGGCAGACGCAGGGCTCGTCGTTCAGTCGGGTAGCTACTCCCAACCTAGCCGGGTTCACGGGACATACTTTACCAAACACTTGACGCCAAAGGCAATACCTATGTTGCAAAGTTGCCATACAAAGGTAAACTAACTTCGTTAGCTCCCGCCCGGTATGGGCAATTCAAGGGTCAAAAATGGACGAAATCCAGCCGGAACCAGCTCAAGACACGGGTGCTTTTTGCATCGAAATCAAATTCAACCCCGATGGAACCATCCAAGTCGGTGTTGAAGAGTTGACGCCGGATGAAGAGGGTGGCGAGATGGGTAACTATCAAACAGTCCCCGACATGCAAGCTGCCCTGGCTCTGGTCCAAGAGCTATACGAAAGCGGCGGGAAGCCTGTAGCCGACCCATCCAAATCAATGGAAGAGGGCTACCAATGAACATCGAAGAGGCTAAGGCCGAACTCACAGCCAATGACGTGACCCTTGATGCAATGGCAGATTTGATCCTGGCCCGTGTAGCGAAGTTCTTCGGAGAGTGCGTAGGCGATGAATCGTTCTGCGCTATCGCTGTAGACGAGAGCCGCGCTCCAAATGGGAAGCTCCAGAGTATCACCCTTGTCCCATGCGACGAGGTAGATGGGACTCCGGTTCGGCGCGTGAATCGTGAGATTCCAAAGACGTTGGTGTTGGCTAAGGCATGACTGTACACACGCACTCACTGGCCGCCGGTAATCCAGCAAGGAAGCCTTTACGCACCTTTAGGGAGTTCGTAGAGGAATTCGGCGTTAGCTCTGGTGTGCTTGGACAGGCTCTCCAAGACGAAGATGCACCGAAGCCAAAACTGCTTTTGTCAAACGTCCGTACAACCAAGAACCGTTGGTACGTCGTCAAAGACATGCGCGACTGGTGGAAGAAGCGGCAAGGGGTTCAGTAATGAATGAAACAGAAGTTATCGACGGTACAGAGCTGATTCAAGACATTCGGACGCTCTTAACGCTTGCCGTTATGGCGATGGATGACGATGCAGAAGTGATCCACATCAATGAAGAGCTAACCGCAACCACACAGTTTGTCGTGAAGGCAGCATTGAACCTATTGGACACAATGATTGGTGATGAGCTAAGTGAGCCAACAGCAACGCTTCTGAGTGCCGTAAAGGCTCAGATGGCTATTGCAGCGGCATCGGGGCACTGAGATGGCGACTAAGAAGGCTCCAGTTAAGAAGGTTGCAGGCGCGGATTGGGCGTTTGTATGAGCCTCACTCCAAAACAAGAGAAGTTTGCCCAGAAGTGCGTTGAGATTGGTAACGCCAGTGAGGCTTACAGGCAGTCGTATGACGCTGGGAAGATGAATGCCGCAACGATCAACGTGAAGGCGAGTGAGCTACTTGCTAACGGTAAGGTCGCGGTAAGGGTCAAGGAACTGCAAGATGCCGCCCAAAAGCGCCATGAATTGACCATTGACGACATCATTGCGGAGCTTCAAGAGGCCCGTGACATTGCTTCCCAGATGGTCACTCCGCAGGTTTCTGCGATGGTTGCTGCTTCCATGGGGAAGGCCAAGATACTCGGGTTCATTAAGGACAAGGCTGAAGTCACAGGAAAAGACGGTGGCCCCATTCAACACAGCCTTGCCGTGAAGTTCGTTGCGCCATGACAGAGACTGAAATCCAACTACCAGATTGGGCTCAGTTCCTGTTTGAGCCTTATCGGTACAAGGTTGCCTATGGTGGCCGAGGGTCTGGAAAGTCTCACAGCATCGCAAGGTCCATGCTTATTCGCGGCGCTCAGAAGCCGCTTCGCTTTTTGTGCGCCCGTGAGGTGCAGAAGTCGATCAAGGATTCCGTTCACCGCTTGCTGTCTGACCTGATAGTGGATATGGGGATGGATGACTTCTACGAGGTGTTTGAAACGGAGATACGTGGAAAGAATGGTTCGCTGTTCCTGTTCAGCGGTCTATCGTCACAGACAGCAGCCTCTATCAAGTCGCTAGAGGGCTGTGATGTGTGCTGGGTGGAAGAGGCTCAGAACGTTTCCAAGCGTAGCTGGGACTTGCTTGTCCCGACGATCCGAGCAGAGAACTCGGAAATCATCGTTTCTTTCAACCCCGAACTCGAAAGTGACGAGACTTACCAGCGGTTTGTAGTAAACCAACCTCCAAACAGTAAGGTGGTGGAGGTGAACTACAGCGCAAACCCGTGGTTTCCACAGGTGCTTGAGCAAGAGCGCATTCATTGCCAACTGACCAACAAGGAAGATTACTCCCAGATTTGGGAGGGCAAGTGTCGCCTTGCTGTGTCTGGCGCTATCTATGCTGGCGAAGTCTCTGATGCCATTCGGCATGGTCGCATCTGCAATGTCCCGTATGACCCTAAGCTGAAAGCTCACACGGTCTGGGACTTGGGATGGAACGACTCTATGACGATCTCTATCGTCCAGCGAGTGCGCTCGGAAATCCGTGTCATTGATTACATCGAAGAGAGCCACAAAACTCTTGATTGGTATGCTGCCGAGCTGAACAAGCGCAACCTGAACTGGGGAACCGATTGGCTTCCACACGATGGGAACACCAGGGACTTTAAGACTGGCAAGAGCGCAGCGGAGATTCTGAAGGCGTTTAGTCGCAAAGTGAAGCTGGTCCCGAACATTGGCGTGGAGCCGGGTATCAAGTCGGCTCGCATGATGTTTGATCAGGTGTACTTTGATAAGACAAAGAGCGCACGTCTGATCGAGTGTTTGAAACGCTATCGGCGATCTATCAATCAACAGACCAATGAGTCTGGCTCTCCCGTGCATGACGAGTTCAGCCACGGAGCAGACAACTTTCGGTATCTCTCAGTCATTGCAGACCAGCTCACAAACGAGCAGCAGTCTGTGCATTTCATCCCAGCCTATCGCCCGAGTGATCGGTCTATGGGCGTCTTAGGCTAAGGAGCAACTATGGCAACTATTGCATACACACACACCGAAGCTGGCAGCGTCAATGACGGCTCTGTCTCTGTTTTTCAGTGGACACCACTGACAACAACAAACCCTGGTGGGGCACCGATTGGCGCTGTCCAGTACGCAGACCGCAGCGTCCAAGTTGTTGGCACCTTTGGTGCTGGCGGCTCAATCACGTTCCAAGGTAGCAACGATGGGACGAACTGGGCAGCTCTGAATAACGCCCAAGGCTCTGTCATCGCTTTAACCGCTGCAAGCCAGCTAAAGCAGATCGTGGAGATTCCGCGCTACATCCGGCCATACGTCACCGCTGGTGATGGGACAACTTCTGTGACAGCAATCCTGGTTGCACGTCGCGCCAACCCACTGAGGACATAAACATGAGCAAACTGACTGTTGCCGATTCGATCCGCAATCTTGCGGTGATGTACCAAAACATGGTGGAGGCTGCTGACACTCTGGAGGCCATTGGCTCTCTAGAGCAAGCGGCAAAAGAAGCCAAAGCAGCAACGGCTGCTGCTGCTGCGGAGCGTGACGCTGCTACCAAAGACCTGAAGAAGGCCAAGGATGCGATTGCAGAAGCTAAAGACAAGGCCAAAGCAGTCGCTCAGGAAGCCAGTGATTCTGCTGATGCAACCGCCATCGCTGCTAAGTACAAAGCTGACTCCATCGTGGCCGACGCAGAAACCCGGGCTAACTCCCTGATTGCTGCTGCTGCTGCAAAAGCCAGCGAGATGATTGCCCCATCAGTGGCTCAGGCTGAGGTTTTGAGCGCAAAAGTAGCAGGGCTGAAGGACGAAGTAGCCAAGCTGGAATCGCTGCGCTCTCAGATGGTTTTGGAGGCTAATGCAGCCGAAGAGAAGCTAGCCAAGGTGCAAGCGCAGATTCGCAAGATGGCCGAAGTTTAATGTCTTATGAGCGATGCATCAATCCTCGTTCCCGACCTTAGTCCAATTGGAACCCGAGCGGCGGTAATGGAAACTGGATTCTTTTAGCGCGACGCCGAGGGCGCAGATAGGCATGAATATGGAAAACGAAAACAACACCGAAATGTCAGAAGCCGAGCGCGAAGAGCGTTTGGAATCACTGAGCCGCTTGTTCGTACAGATGCGCTCTGACGCAGTGAATGCACGCAAAACATCGGGCATTGAAGATGTATGGATGTCGTGCGAAGAGGCTTACCTTGGGATTGACGACCTGAACCGCTCGGAGTTCTCTAAAGCCAATTGGGCGAAGCCTACAAGCATGAGTGGTCCGGTAACGACCAATGACATACGAGGATCATCCAAGCGGTCTACGGTGTTCATTCCGTTGACACGTCGCTATGTGGATGCGGCTTCAGCAAAACTAGCCGAAATCATTTTGCCGATTGATGACAAGGCATTCATGATCAAGCCAGAACCCATTCCCGATGGGATTCTGGAGGATAAGTCGCCAGCGATTGCGGAGTCTACGGGGCAACCCATCATGGCACCGCCGCAACAACCGCAGCAGCCGGGTCAACAACCGCAGCAGCCACAGCCTCCAAAGCCGGTCACTGTTGCCGACATGGAGCAGGCAAAGCACAACGCC